TGGCTGTTGAGCCATATTCAAGTTGAGCTTCGGCAAAATAAGTTGTAATTGTATTACTATCTGGAGGAGAAAATCTAACTTCTAAATTGCTATTAGCAGCAACAGTTCCACCACTACTAATAGTAAATGTGTGTTGAAATTTTTGCCAACTAGTTGTTACACTAAATGAGGTGTTCTCGTCTAAAGTGGTTGCTTGAGCATCTCCATAATCTATATAAACATCTAAATCAATAGTAACCGCACTTGCAGCTTTCATCCAAACACTAACAGTTACTTCTTGTCCTAAAAAAGGTTTTACTTCTTCAACCCTTTGAACTATATAAGGAGTAGTGCCTCCAGTTGATTGAACCCATTGCAAATAATACTTACTCTTAATATCTGTTTCTGTCGTGGCAAATGCCTGTCTAGTTATAGACACAACAGGAGAGCCACCACCCCTAGCTATATACCATCTATCTGCACTATTATATCCTTGAGCTGTTCCAGTTGTACCCCTCTGCCACACATCAAACCCACCATTAATAATCAGGTTCTTTCTACCTGACTTTAGGCTTACAACTGCTGCGTCTGCTATCTTAGCTTCTGTAATAGCGTTGTCTGCTACGTCTGCTACAGCGATAGCTCCATCAATAATCTTAGAAGCGTCAATACTGTTAGCTGGAATATCATCTGCTGTAACTGGTGACGGGGTTGGAGTTCGTCCTAAATATCCCATTTTATTCTCCTAAAATTAAGTGATTTCCATAATTGATAACGCTGCATCTAATGCAGAAGCTGTATTACTCTGCACCTTCACAATGTCTCCTGCTTGAAGCACAATCTTGTTACCAGACATAATCTCTACCGCTGAACCTGATGGTAATGGAATGTCTTTAATGAAGTACACAGAGGTGTTAGTTTCAACATCAACAGTAGTACTCACAATTTGAGCACTAGCGTTAACTGAAGAACCTAAGATATTAGCCACTGTTAATCCGATGATTACTGTAGTTGTGCTTGCAGGTACTGTGTAGACTGCTAAAAGCGATGTGCCTATCGTGGTCTTTGTTTTTAGTTTAAATGTATTAGTTGCCATTTATTTCTCCTAGCCTAATGCGATCGACATAGCTACTGCTGTACCTGACGCATCATCATTTTGACTAGCTGCTTCATTAAGACCGGCTGCTGTCATACGTAATTCGATTAACGAGCCATCACTGAATGCTCTAGCTGTTGTACCATCTTGAGCTCTACCGCCTGTGGGTATAGTTAATGTCTTAGTTCCTGTGTTGATAGCATTAACTTTAATAATCTCAAGGTCTAATCCTTCAACTAGAGTCAAGTAAGTGTAATCTCCACTACCTAACGTTGGAAACTCACTCACATCAGTTACTACCACAGATAATACTGATGACGAGATTGCTCCATTTATAGATGTTGAGGCATTATTACTAAACTTGATAGCCATATTAACTAACTGTTATAGTCCAAGTAATCGTCATAGAGTCTAAAGCACCCTTATTAACTACTGCGAACTTAGTTCGTGCAAACATGTCCTCATCTGCGTGACCTGCAGTTGCGTGGTTAAAGATACCTGCTTCTGTAATAGCACCTGTGCCATCACCTGCTGCCCAAGTACAAGCATACTCAATAGAGGCGCCTGATACAGTACCACCATCTACAGTCAATACGTTTCTGTCTAGCTCTGTTACTAAAGCGGTATGAGCAGCAATTACAGGTGCTGCTGCGATGGTAGTAGTATCTGTACCAATAGCCATATGTGACATCTCAGGTTTAATTGTATAAGGAGAAGCTGTGTCTTTCAAGCGACTAGCTACCCAGTTCTTACCGTCAGTAACCACTAAATTCTTAGTCTTTTGGACTACTTCGTTATTTAGTGAAATTGTTAGTGCACCTGTTAGTGCAAAATTATCGTTAATCATTTTAAAACTCCTAGTTTAATGTTGCTGTGTTAAAGGCTGCGCCATTTAGTGCATATCCTGAAACTTTGTTAATATTTACCACATCCCCCATACTAACTATGTCAGTACCGGTGAATGATTTACTTAATTGTAAACCATGTTCTTCAGTAAATGTAAAAAGATTAGATAAGCCTTTACTTAAATCATTACCTAATATGTCTGTAAATCCAAAATTATTCCCAGTGTAGCTGTAGTAGTCTTTATCTACTTGAGCCGTATCATCGAGCGTAATTGAGTCTTCTACAAGTTTTGTGAATGAACTAGCGTATGTATCGTTGACATTGGCCGGGTCACTGAAAGTCCTTTTAAATAATAGAACAACTGCTATGACATCACCGAATGTTAGACCATCATCTATAATCTTAGTCTGTGTTAATCCAATTATGTCTAATAACGTTGTTATATTGCCTTTATTACCATAGTAGTCTTTGTCAATCTGACTAGCATCATCTAAGGTAAATGCATCTGTAAAGTCCCGCTTATACGAAACTACTCTAACAAAATCATCTAGTAGATTAAGTAATTCAGGTGCATTATTCTTTGTGTAGCTTGAAGCATATTGTTCTGTAACAGTAGCAGTGTCTTCTAGAACTTTACTAAAGACATTTACAAGGACTTCACTAAGAGGTATCTCATCCCTTACAACTCTATTATTAGAATCTGGGTCTACCCAAATACCAGTAGCGCTACTATTCTGATAGGTAGTCTGAGCTTCAACCTTTATTACAGACGTTGAAGCCTGTACTTGTTTTAATGATATTGTAGCTCTTATCGCCACAGCTAGAAGTCGTCTCTTACCTTAAACTTTAGTTTGTCAAAGATGGTTTGCTTACGCCCGGTAGAATCTTCTAACTCAATTTCACCTTCGTAAGTACCTGCATCAACATCTAAAGTCGTGGTATTCCACTGCATAAAACATAACCCACTCGTATAAGGTGGAGTTTTACCACATGTCATAGTATCTAAAATACCGGAACTACCAAGAAGTCTAAAATGTACTTTTATAGTTTCAGCAGTTAAGTCAATAGGAGCCCACGTAGTAGCATCATCTTCATCAAGTGTTTTACCTGCTGCTGCAGTGTTAGAGTCTCTTAACGTGAAATTTAATTCAGGTTTGTCATCCCCAGCAACGAGGTTGATTGTATCGTAGTAAGCCATTATTTAACTCCTCCTGGAGGTTGTTCTCAGCATATGACATGCAATAAATTTGTCTTAATTATAACACTAGTTTTCTAAATAAAACCTCTATCTGTTAATTTAGTGTTTGAGTCTAAGTTATCTGGGTTGCGTAAGCCTAGTAGGTTAATTTGTTTACAACTTTCGACATAGCGTAAGTAGTATGTATTGTTCTCAGCTTTCATGTCACCACTAATAGCAGTGTGTGCTTTATACGCAGCATAGTTAAGCAAAGCCTCTGTGTATAGTTGAGGTAATCCTAGGTTAACAGTAATAGTCGCAGCTAACTTAGGTGAAGCAGTGTACGTAAGTACCATGTCCTTTCTACCATCTGTATCAGTACCTTTTATAACTAGCTTAGTAGGGTCCTTAAACAACACAGACACATTACTATCTACACCATCTACTATATTAGTTTTTTCATTATTGATTGTAACTTCATCACCATCTGTGAAAATACAGCTTGTTGCGTGTAAGAAATCATCGGCTAGTTTGAATTCTTCTCCTGCTAGTGCGAAGTCTAACTCCATATCCTTTTGTAAGATATTGAACTTCTTATGTAATTCAATATTTGCTAAATTTATGTGTGTGCGTATCTTATTCTGATTAGCTACCTGTAATGTTGACGGAGCAGGGGAAGCTCCTGGAGTCATATCCCCCACATTAGCTACTGCTAAGTTACTAATCTCACCATTAACTAAAAACTCTATATACTCGTATACTTTCACTATGTTATCCTAAAATAAATACTGTGTATTTATCATACCACGTTATTTACTGCACATACATCTTTATACAAAATATGAACTTTCACCCGCTTCTTCAGGTTCTTCATCATCCCACATCATAGTCCCATCTTTATTATGAGCATCTGTAGATACCTCACTAGGCTTCCATGCATTAAACTCACCTAACATAGAGATATTATCTATCTGATCATCATGCTTAGACTTAAAACCTTTAACTGTGGCTAACTGTAACTCATTCATCATCTCAGCTAACTCAGCAGAGTCCCTCAGCTCCTCAGGAAACCATAACTTACCCGATTTGAATAGTGGTACCGCCATTTGCTGGAATCGGCTCATCTTATCCTTATTAGGACGTATGCCAGGAGTAGTCTTCCCACGGCCTGAAGATAAGGTAAAGTAAATATTACGGTTCATCATCTCATTCTGAATCCATGCTATAAAACCCCCCTGCTGCCCCGTCACTTCTACACCTACTTCCTGTGGGCGGTATTTCTGAGCTAATCTAAATAATTCATCTATAGATTTATCCATCAGAGCTTTCTTACAGAATCCATCTACCCATAACCAGTCACCCTGATTATTATAAGCCCACACATTTATCGTACTAAAGTCAGCAGACTCTTTCTCACTAGTAGCGAAGTCAGTCGTAATATAGAAGTTAAATGCTCCCATGTTATTCTTAACATTAGAATGCTTATACCAAGTAATATCACTATCCTTAATGAGACGTTCTTCCTCAGACATAATACGTAGCATTAGCTCCTGGTTGAAGCTGTCTAACTTACCAGCACCTTTAGACTTATCATACTGACTCTTCACATACTCATAGTTAAATCTGTCCTCCCAAGCTCCCTTAAAGTCACTTTCAGGTACAGGAAACTCTTCACATACTGGGTAAACGTTAACATACCACACTCCAGACTCTACTGCCTTGTACAGAGGGTCTTTAGCATTAAAGGGGGTACCTGACCAGATTACTTTACGTCTATTAGGATGCAACGCATAGTCAATAGCTGAGTAAATAGTATTTTCTACACTTTCAATAATAGTAGGTGACCTGGCATCATCATCTGAGAGTAAGTCATCCAGTATCGCTAACTGAGGCCTAGTATTCAGCTCTACTGTTCCACGAACACCAGTCTTAGCACCATGACCCGTTATTACCAGCTCTTTCCCTTGATTATTTTTAAAGTACCATCTAATGTCAGTAAACTTAGATTTATCTAGATAAGCTTTAAGGAATGGGCTGTTATCACATCTACGCTCTAAACGTAGTCTCATTTTCTTGACACCATTCTCAATTGAGTCAGAAACATACAAACCATAATCTACATCACCAAATCCAGGAATAGAGCCATACACAGCTAAATACAGTATTAGATACTCTGCCAGGATAGTTGTCTTAGCAAGACCACGTGAACACATGTTAACGGTATTCTGCCTCTTGCCAGTAATGTTATCTAACATCTTGTAATGAATTACAGGTGTTTTATTCTCTTCACCGCGTTCACCGTTAACTAGCTTAATAAAACTAACAAATTCTAATGCAAACTCGCTAGGCACATAACTTGCATCTAGAGAATAGTCAATATCGTTTAACCATTCTTCAACAGTCTTCTTAACTAATCCTTCCATTATTTTCTGTACGTCCTCAAATGTTCAACACGTTTAGCATCATCTTGTTCAGCCTCTACAATAAGATAGCTAACCTCCATAGAGATCTGCTCAAACCTATTTC